GGTTTATTAATTATTTAATTGATTAATTAATTAATTTTTCATTTTCAAAAGAAATTATATACAAAAACTCATGAACATTTTGTCACCTTTTGTAATAAGGCACTTTTTTGTTCTAGGTTTTTTGACCTTGGGTTGAACCGTTTTTTGTCTGTTGTTTTTTGTTTTTCTGCCACCACCTACACCTACACGTGGTAATGGTCTATTTTTTAAACCACGTGTCATTTTTGATGCATTTTGTATAAAAATAGGATTATTCATTTTAGTAGCAGACGTAAATTGACTATTTGCATTAGCGATAGAACTATTAATATTATTTAGAGCATTTGGTTGAATATCAGACATATCTGGTGGTGTAATAGAAGGTATATTTTCTTGAATATCAGACATATCTGGTGGTGTAATAGAAGGTATATTTTCTTGAATATCAGACATATCTGGTGATTTAAAAGCAGGTATCTCTGGTGATTGAATACCAGCAATCTCTAAACCACCTTTAGTATTACTACTACCACCAATTTCTTTGGCACGTTTAAGAGCATCACCGGTCTTATTCGAAATTTGTTTATTTGCCATGTTAGTAGCAGCAGCAGTCGCAGCAGTTTTAAGACTACCAAAAAGATTAGCGGGGTTTAGCATGTTGTTTGCCATCTCTTGTTGTTTTTCAACAAGATAGGCGCCATTTGATTTTTTAAGTTTGTCTTCAGCCATTACACCTGCCGCACTTTTATCATAAAAATATATACTACCAGGAACTATAACTGATGCGAATAATGCTACAGTTCCCACTCCTAATGACACCCAAGTCCAAATAGATGTTGTTTCAGCCATAATATATTTATTATATTATACACATATTAAATATTTTATAAATTGATTAATACATTCTCCGCCTCTTAGTCCTAGATCTTCTGCCTCCAGTTGTATTTGAATAATTGTGTCGACGTCTCCCTTTATGTGTTTTTTTTTGCCTATGGTAAGGTCTAATACTATGTTTTTTATGAACATTAGTATAATTTGACAGTACCTCTGGTTTTGACACATGAGTCTCGATCCAATTCATAAAACAATCCACATTGCGACTCTTGTCATTAATTGAACTCTCTTCAAAATTTTCTATTTTATTTGGCGAAATATAGATGATTGTTGGGAAAGCGTTAGGCGATTTAATCTTATGTATCAAGTGCGCAAAATCCTTATTAACATCAGCAACAACCAGATTATTATTTCTCTTATATTGCTGCCCTAAAGTACGCTTCAATTTACCCCATTCAGGACGCGCCGCATTACATGGTCCACATCCTTCCATGTAAATAAGTGCAAACACATGGTGTCCACTATCTAAATGTTTATTTAGTTTAGCAGCGGACGCCGCATCTTTTACGTGTATTATAAACATGTCTATATTATAGATGGAAAATATAATATATATAATATATAAATATGTCATTACCCAATTCGATACTAACAATATTAATAATAGTTGTATTTTTAGGTAGTTTGTACTTCTATATAAATTACGACGTGTCTAAGTTATATGTTAGAGAAGGTTTAACAACTATGAATGGAGAAAATCGTTGTCCTAATATTTTGATTCAAAAAGGTCCCAAATATTATTTATACAATTCAAATGTCGCGCAAGTCCCAGGAGTGAATCCGATCGAGTTCAATAATTTAGAAGAATATACAGAATTTTTGGATTGGCAACGCGGAGCAGGAATTCGCTGCCCGGTTTTGTATGTTCAGAACACATATGACATCCAAGGCAATCGAGTCTATAAAGTTAGACCTGATGTTACGGAACCGCAAGGTGGATTGCCGCCGACTACTCCAGTTCCATTGCCTCTCAAATTTACAAAACTTGTAGACGCCGGTCAATCAGACGGACCTTACAATAAAAATGGATATCCTGCGTTTGATCAGTCGTCGTATTATGTAGGCGCAATAACGCCTCTAGATCAAATAAAGAACTCTGACGCTAATTTGCTCTACAGTGATAATGCCATGGACCCAAATTGGGGTGGAACTGAATATACAGACGCTTTAGTCGACGCCGGTTATTACAAAGATAATGAAGTAAACATTTATGTCCCTTAACCATCGTTCTCTTAACCATCGTTCTCTTATCCATCGTTCTTTTATAAATCTATGTCCACCAATTTAAAGGTGGAAATGGATTGACTATTTCAAAGTTTAATTTTTTTCCAAATTAGCGACAACATCATTCAACGATGTTTTTGATTGATACAGTGTGTTTAACTCACCCAACTTTTGTAAAACAACATCTGCCGGATCATCAGGATAAATTGAGTTCATTTTAACAACCATTGTTTTATTAATAATGTCGTGTAATGTCACGGCAGTTTCGCCATAATTTTTCTTATATTGTTCATTTGTTGTTAACACTTTGTTTCCAACAGATTCATATTTCTGTTTTAATTTGTCTAAATGATCTTTAGAATTGCTTCCAAGTGTATCTTGAGTTTCATCGGAATTCATATTTGCCAAACCTTCTTTCTTTGGTTTTAAAAAGTAACTATTTATCATTATTGCGATCAATATAACGCCAAAAACACCTAAATATATAAAATACTCTTCCTTCATTTATATATATTAGTTTTTATTTCCCTAGATATTTTACAATACTCGCAATTGACGTTTGGTTAATTTTCCTGGATTTTCCATTGGAGCAAATTGCACTAATACCATTCAAACATTCGGGATCATCTTGAATACATTTAATTAGGTTTGGCAATGTCTTGAATTTCTCCATGATTGTTAGTGCAGTTACTGAACTGATGCCTGGAATTTGACACAACATGATCTCGCCAATGTTTTCTTCGGTGATATTATCCTTCTTAACCTTCTTAATAACGGAGCAGTAGTCTTTGCTTTGCACTTGTTGCGCTAAAAGTCCAGATTCTGAGTCCGGATTATCTATAACCCCTATTGTTGTAGTTGTATCTTCGGGTTTCGCTAAAAGTTGACTAAAATATGGTTGTTTATTCAGATCTTTACCTATTTTATACGCCATGTTACACACAATGAACGCAGTCTCGTCCATGTTAGTTGAACGCATTAGCGAAAACCCCTTGTAATAATTGATTGAAAACATCGCCGAATAAAGCGTTTGCTTATCAATGCGTTCCTTAAATGAATTGAATTTGGTTAAATCGCCTTCTATTAAGTAGACAATATTGTGGTTATGATGCGGTAATCCATTGAGTCGATATGATTGCTCGTCGTAGCGACCATCCTTTATACTTGACGCCAAATCAGATAATGATTTGCGTTCCACGATTATATTATCTATTTGACCATTGTTAATAATAATATCGCCTAAAGGCAATGGTTCGACTACGATCTTTAAATCCTTGAACGCCGGGACAGCAACTAACAAATTCTCACATATCTTCAACAATTCGCGCTCTCTTGTGTCAATCTTTAAAATCATTTATAATAATTTAATAAGATTCTTATTAAATTATTTTTTGGTAATATATTTAATTACTAAATATATTTTGTTTTAATATATTCTACTATGTCTCAAAGGAGTTTGAGAAGGATTAGAAAAGTTACCCATGCAAACTAGCATATGTACTGAGTTTACAGCGCCAATTAGATTCGGGTTAGAGGATAAAAACAAACCAACTGAGGGGGCAAGACCTGCCTTTTTCGGGCCCCCACAATTAGGACGATTAACTATAGAAGCAGTATTTCGAGCCATACGTGATCCGTTCATAAGCACCATGATATATAATACAAAAACATTATTATTTTTTGTAAATACAAATAATTTCCTTAATTCTTTTATTTTTTTACAATCCAAGAATATAACGCCGTAAACATTATTCTATATTACATTCTATATTACATTTTAAACCTACTTAAAGACGCCCTGGCATACTACTGTATAAAATGGCAACCGACGCAAAACTAGACGACGATATTATTAAGACTGAAGATGGTCTCATTTTTAATCCTTATAATTCATTGAACACTGAGATTACATTGAGCGAAGTTCAATCTATTCTTACTCGATATGGATTACCCAACAAGGTACACAACATGGAATTTTATCGGCGCGCATTTATTCACAGATCATATACCAAGCGACCTCAATTTGAGAACTTGCAACAGAATATTACGATTGTAGAAAGACCTCCTGATTGCTTGCCTCTAAGCAGCAAATCAAATGAACGCTTGGAATATATCGGAGATGGTGTGCTAGAATTGACAACTAAATATGAATTGTACCGTCGTTTTCCTAAAGAAGACGAGGGATTCATGACGGAGAAGAAGATCGCAATTGTAAAGAATGAAAACATTGGTAAAATTGCTTACGAAATGGGACTGCATAAGTGGTTAATTATTTCAAGGAACGCAGAGGAGAAGAAGATTCGAACCAATCTGAAGAAACTTGGTTGCCTGTTTGAGGCGTTTGTAGGTGCTCTGTTTCACGATTACAACAAGATGGGTGTTAAGGATGAAGAAGGATGGTTTAACAATTTCTTTGTTACCGGTCCAGGATTCCAAATGGCGCAAAAGTTTATTGTGAATGTATTTAAGAAACATGTGAACTGGACAGAGTTGATTCGGAACGATGATAATTACAAGAATATCCTTCAGGTTAAGATCCAAAAAGAATTCAAAGTGACACCACATTATGTGGAAATTGAACGCGATACTGAAGAAGGTTACAAGATGGGAGTGTTTTTATGTTTAGGACAGCAAATACATAATGCGAAGATTGAAGAGGCGATTAAAATTACAGATATTAAAACATTTAAAGCAATACAAGATCATTACACAAAGAATGGTAAGATATTTGTATTCATGGGTGAAGGACAGCACAAAATTAAGAGGAAGGCGGAACAGGCCGCGTGTATGGAGGCGATAAATTTCATTAAACAGCATAATGATTTTGGAATAGAGACTACAATTCTAAAAGAGACAGAAGAGATGTTGTCTGATGATAGTGAATAATTCCACTTTTTCCACCTTTTCACGAAGTTATGAAAGGTGGAGTCAAACAATTCAAATTAGTATGTTTGACTCCACCTTTTTTAAAGGTGGATTTATAAAATTTATATCTTGATTTTATATAAGTAATGAGTGTTTTAGACAAAAACAGATTAACAGAAATGCTCAAGAAAAAGTCCATTGTTACTCCAAATGATGGTGTTCGGATTTTATTAGTAGCGAAACAAGACACTGGAAAACCATCCGAGAATATTAGTATTGTAATGGAAAATGATGATGGTGCAATGGCTGAGAAGATCTCCAATGAATTGAGGCAACGCAATATAATGAAGGTTTCCGACAAATTTTCTAAACCAATTGTTAGTGTCATGGCATCAAAGGCGCCTGTAATTCAATCTAAGAAACCAAGTATTGAAAAACTTAAAGGCAAGGTTCTAGTGGAAGAAGGTGCTGAAGAAAAGGGTCCAGATGAAGAAGAGCGAGGAACAAAGGCGTCTGATGGTGGACCGTTGCCTAGAGTATTTGCAGCGCCATCAGAAGCGTTAGAAGTGGCGCCTAGAAAACGCATTGTTACCAAGCGCATACCTACCAATGTAATACCACTAGGACCTGAAGCAAACATTGTCTTTGGCGACACAACATTAAAACAACGTTTACCACCACCACCCGAGTTCAATGTTGCCGCATCTAGTTATTATATGAATAACCGTGAAATATTTGTAAATTTTGTTAACGACCTATTCCATGAATATAAATTAGATCTTCAAGACGAGAGCAAGAATATTTCATGCGAAGACATTGGAAAGGATACTGGTGAAATTGGGTTACTGACTCATCAGAAGATCGTGCGTGACTATATTAACTTATACACGCCTTATAGAGGTCTGCTGCTTTTTCATGGGTTGGGTTCAGGTAAGACATGTAGTTCAATCGCAATAGCAGAAGGTATTAAGAGTGGTGGCAAACAAGTGATTATTATGACACCCGCGTCTCTTCAACGCAACTATTTAGAAGAAATCAAGAAATGTGGTGATCTTATATATAGAAAGAATCAGTACTGGGAATGGATTGGTATTGAAGACAATCCGGGCAGTGAAAATGCACTATCAGTTGTTCTAGGTTTTCAAACAACTGAATATATAAAGAGAAAGAGAGGCGCCTGGTTGACCAATGTTAAGAAACCCAGTAATTACGCCCAGTTGTCTACTAGTGATAAAAAGAGTCTAAATGATCAAATTGACGAGATGATAAGACAGAAGTATCGATTTATTAATTATAACGGTTTGCGCAGAGATAGTTTTAAAATGATGACTGATGATTTCAAGAATAATATATTTGATGACTCAGTCGTTGTCATTGATGAGGCACACAATTTGATTAGTCGAATTGTTAATAAAATCAATAAATCAAGCAAGTTTGCGCAAAGGAAAAAGAATGATACAAATACATTGGCTGCCGAACCGTTGGCAATCCAAATCTACGACTACTTAATGCGCGCAGATAATTGCCGTGTTGTCTTATTAACAGGAACACCCATTATCAATTATCCGAATGAGATTGCCGTGCTATTTAATATTTTGAGAGGATATATCAAGACATGGAATTTGCCTTTGAAAATAGAAACAACAGAGAAGGTGTCAAAGGATACATTCTTAAAAATGTTTAATAACAACAAGAATATGGACTACATTGATTATATTCCTACTTCAAAGACGCTGACAATAACAAGGAACCCTTTTGGTTTCGAAAGTATTATTACTGAAAAACATGGATACCAAGGCGTTTCCAATGAAAAGAAGGAGCGTAGAGATCCGGTAAGTGGTAAGATGGTTGTTTCGGAACGTGGTACCATGACTGACGGTGAATTCTTAAGATCAATTGACTCCAAATTGAACAAAAGTGATATTTCAATTAACAAGTCAGGTATCCAATATGAAGTTTATACCGCATTACCAGACACATACGATGAGTTTGCCAACATGTTCATTGACAGCAAAACTGGTACTATTATTAATATTGAGAAATTTAAAAAGAGAATACTTGGTCTCACCTCGTATTTTAGAAGCGCACAAGAAGAATTGTTGCCGCGTTATGATAAGAACTTTGACAAACACGCCATTTTTATTCCCATGAGTGACTATCAATTCAACAAATATGAGGAATATAGACAAGAAGAAAGAAAGTCAGAAAAGATTAAAAAGGGACCCAAAAAAGACGTTATAGATAAAAATGGTACATTTAAAGAACCGACTTCTACCTATCGCATCTTTTCACGTTTGGTGTGTAACTTTGCGATGCCGACTCCACCTGGACGTCCGATTCCTAAGCAATTTAGAAAAAAAATGATGAGGAAAGTTGAATATGGTCCTGATGGTGAAGTAACTGGTGTAACCAATATAATTATTAGAGGAATGAATGTAGTTGGTGTAGAAAAGGGTGATGTAAACGCATATGTAAAACGAATGACTGAGGTAAGAGAAAACATGGAAGCGCAAGAAACGCAACGCGCGGAAGAAAAAGATCTTGTACCTCCTCCTGTAAATAAAAAAGAAACACTTGCTGAAAAGGGAAAAAAGGCGTTGGACAATTCTAAAATTGCATTAGAAAGGGTACAAAAAGCGCTAGCAAAGGCAGACGCTGACGCTAAAAGAGAATTAGAAAAGGAACAAAAGGTGCTGCAAAAGGCAGAAGAAAAAGCTGCCAAGGAACGAGAAAAGGAAGAAGCAAAAGCGTTAAAGGAAAGGGAAAAAGCTCTCAAAGAACAAGCGAAAGCAGAAGAAAAAGAAAGAAAGGCATTAGAGAAAGCATTACAAAAAGCGGAAGCGAAGAAGTTGAAAAAAGGCGGCGCTGGATCGGATGATGAAGGAGAAAAGGTGATTTGGAGCGGTGATGAAGATTCTGATGTAGAAGAATTGGCGGAAGAAGAAGAAGAAGAAGATGAATTAGAAGAAGAAGCAAAAGAAGGTGGTCCAAAAGGCGACGACGATGATTTTATTGAAATTGAAGGTGTTAAAGACGTTGACGCTAAAGACAGAGACGTTGATGAATTAGAAGGCGATGAAATGTTAGATGCCATATTTGGCGACGTTGAATATAAAACCGCAATTGCCCAGGCGTACGCAGTAATCAAGAAATATAAATCGCAGTTTTTGACACCAGAGAAACTGGAAATATACAGTCCCAAATTCCTGCGAATGTTAGAGAATATTCAAGACCCTGAGCATAGAGGTCTCAATTTGGTATACAGTCAATTCAGATCCATGGAAGGCATTGGTCTCTTCGCCCTCGTCTTGGAAGCAAATGGATTCGCGCATTTCAAGATTAAGAAGACTGGTCTTGACAGTTGGGAAATTAACATGAGTGAGGAAGATATGGGGAAACCTACTTACGCACTATATACTGGCACAGAAGACGCAGAAGAGCGTGAAATCATTCGTAATATTTACAATGGAATGTGGGACAATATTCCCAATAATATCGCCCAGCAACTGCGCAGCAAAAGCGCCAATAATAACATGGGTGAGATTATCAAGGTGCTTATGATTACATCTGCGGGGTCCGAAGGTATCAATTTGCGCAACACTCGGTATGTTCATATTATGGAACCGTATTGGCACCCAGTGCGTTCAGAGCAGGTTATTGGACGCGCTAGACGTATTTGTAGTCACAAGGATCTACCTATAGAACTGCAAACAGTAGAAGTGTTTATTTATATTATGGTTTTTACACAGAAACAGTTGGACAGTGACAACGCTATTGAGTTGCGCATCAGTTCAATGGATAGAGGCAAAATAGCGCCCTATCCGATTCAAACAACCGACGAAAAGTTGTACGAGATATCAAATATCAAGGAGCGTTTGGCGTCACAATTGTTGACAGGAATTAAAGAGGCGTCGATTGATTGCGCTACCTATACAAAGTCAAATACAAAGGAAGGACTGGTTTGCTTGTCATTTGGACAACCGAGCGCGACAGATTTTTCTTATAATCCGGACCTTTTCAAAGATGAAAATGATAGCGTTTCGGCAGCAAATCGTATTACAATTGACTGGCAAGCGAGACCATTCGAAGATAAATATGGTAAACAATATATGTTGCGCGTTGACACCAATCAAGTATACGATCATGATAGTGTTATACAAGCCTTAAAAATACCTGGTGTGAGACCATTATTGTTGGGTAAGTTGGTTAAGAACCGTGAAGGCAATTTTGAGATCATTCGAGATAAAGTCTAGGTTGATCCAAACTTTATTATATTATATTTTTATAAACTTATAATATAATTCTTATGGATAAAGAAGAAAATGATTTAGACAGTGATATTCCTACTATATCATTTATAAGAATAGGACAATCGCTTTCTCCAAATGGAGAAATAAATGAAGAAGAATTGAAAAAAGATGGCGTAAAAGAACCGGTTATAAAATGAATTAATGGTCTCGCTTAGAATCTGCAATTTGCTTTACATTGCTAGACAACTCCGCCATCATTGTAAACAGCGCATCAATTTTCTTATTCATGTCGTTAATTTGCGTTTGTACATTCGACTCTTGGGGTTTTATAGGTTCTTCGACTTTCTTCAACTTGTTGAATATGTTAGTTGGTATATTTATTACTTCTTGCGTCTCAGGTTCCCTGTATTCTTCAATGGTCATTGTTACATTGTTGCCCTCGTTAAATGACACTTTCTTCAAAGACGAAGTTGAGTCTGACCTTGTCAAAAATAATGGTGGTTCTTGTTCCGATACATTTACGTACTTGTGTTTCCGTTGACTATTATCACTTACAATTGGTTGTTGTTTCTCTGCTCTGACTGACGTGTTGTTAGGTTTTAACCATTCATCGGAACTAACACTATTTATATTTGCATTCATATTCGTGTTAATTTGATCAATCTCAAAATTGCGCTTAGCAATCGTTTCGGCAATAAGCGCCTCCATTTCCTTGATCTTGCTTATCTCTGCTTTGTCAGAGAAGTCGACTTCCTTAGGTTTCTTATGGGTTGCTAGATTTTCAAACTCGCTACGTTTTTGGTTCAATTGCGCTTCAAATTCAGTTTGTCTTGCACTTTGTATATCTTCAACTTTATATGGTTCATTTACTATTTCATCACTAATATTAATTAATTTAGTCGATTGCTGCTGTTGATTTATGTTTGGAAACAAACGGTTGACAGCCGTTACAATTTGACTTAGAAATATTTTATTCAAGTTCATTAAACCTGAATTTGGATTTGCTTTGGACAAAAACAGACTTATGTTGTTTTCAAAAACAGATCGGACATTTGATACCAGCGATGTATTTTGATGGTTGATTTTCAATTCATCTAACAAGACCTCCCAAAGCATATTGACGTTTTTAACTGTTTTAAATTGCTGTAAATTATTCATATTTATACTTGTATTCATTTTGTTAGTTTATATAGAATAATAACGTAATATTTATGTTATTATTTTACTTATTATTTTCTTTTAAGATTAATTAATTATAAATCATCGTTGTAGTATATTTTTCTAAACTGCTCCATATATTTGTCTTTAAGCACATGTGTCTTCAAGTAGTGTCCAGTGATCTTGTCTTCTAACATGTGGATTATGAAGAAGAGCGAATAAATACCACATTCTGTATTTTGGTATTGGTGCTCAACTGGATAATTCTGATCGAATTTGAAATTAATGCGTTTATTACCAGGAAGAGCGCGTCCTTGTTCGGTAACCGTATTCACAAATTTCATGATTTGACTCGACGCCTTATCGCCTGCGCTATCGAAGAAGAAGATCTCGCCCTTTTTAATGTTAATAAATAGTGATATCCAATGTTCGCCGCCTTTGTAATGAGGATCCGTATTAAAAATAACGCCAATTTTATTTTTACCCTTCTTAATTTGTTGTTCCAAATTGAAGTGACAAAGTTCTTCCCATACGCATTCACCGTATAACTGATGAGTGTCATAATCAATAGGAGATGGACCTATAAATTCAAAACAAGAATATGTCTTTTCATATTGATTCATGACTTCGATAATATCAATACTAGACAACCATTCATTGGGATTTTTTTCCCATTTTTTTGGTGACTCGGGTGAAAAAGACTCTAATAATTCCTTCTCCATCTTTGTACCCTTTGTCATTTGTCGAACCCAACATGACTCTTTATTACAAATGTTTGCATAATAATTCTTAAGCATATTCCATATTTCTTTGGAATCATTTGTAGTGATGGGTCTGTCGGGGTGTCTTGCGTTCCACATATTTCGCAATTTATGAAGATCATCATCAGTATAACATGTGTATTCCTTTACTTCATTCTTGCCCTTTGGACTACAATTCAACTTAACAAATGGCTTAATGTTTGAACCTTTATTGTTTTTAACATTTCTTTTTTTATGTTTATGACTTTTATTTTTGTTCCTTGTATGTTTATTATACCTTTTTCTTAGTCTTATTGTCTTCATATATATTTATTGATATTTTTATTTCTTCACATTTTTTACTGGATGTCCTTTGCTTTGTTTGTATCCACATTGTACTTTAGTAAACCAGTCTAATGGCAGTTGTTGGATATTTTCAACACCTTCTGAATGAACAACTTTATTGTTTTTTTTAAATACTCGCTCGGATTTTACAGGAGTAACTTCTTCTTCTTCTTCGCTTGCGCTTACATCTTCTTCTTCATCTTCTTCACTTGCACTTACGTCTTCATCTTCATCTTCTTCTTCGCTTGCGACGGTATCATCTGCTTCTAAGTTTACGACAGCGTCTTCTAAACTTGCGCTTGTATCCGGTTTATTCGCCTTTAATTTCAAATAATAGACGCTCTTTTCAATAAAATAGGTAAAACTATTGCGTACTTCTTGTAAAAGATCATCTGGAAACTCATCGTTCAAGCACTTGGTAAATAATTCACCAATTTGATCCTTATAGATCTCTTTATCCGACTTCATATTGTCTTGCTCTTTCTGCTTAATTTTATTATTTAACTTCTGTAATTGAGATTTGCTAATTAAATAATTCAATGTAATTTGATTCACTAAGTCATCCGACATTTATTATATTGTTAGTTTAAATAATTATTTATTTGTTTAACGAATAAATAATTTGGTTTATTGTATTGTTTTTTGAAATATATTATTTTGGACTGCAAGTTGTTGGTACTGTTAAGTCCTTTACTTGTTGTCTTGTTGCGTTGTTAAATAGTCCAAACCCAATTTGTTCTGGGTTCGGATTCGGATTAAACATATTGAACTTTTCTGTCTTAAATAAGTCGGGAAAGGGTTGATTAGTTGGTTTGTTATTTTGCCATTTATAATTGTACAAATTGCTACTACTAGGAGGTACATAAGTTGCCTGGTCGCAGTTCTGTAGTGCGTAAACTTGTCCACGTAATTCCGATTCATGATTTATATTAGAAGCAAATCCAGACCAAGGTCCAAAATCATTACCGGGGTTAAAAGTATGTGACGGATTGTATGTTGCTTGTTGTTTTAACGGCGTATTAATCGGTTTTCTTAAATCAATTACAGGCAACGTAGCATATTTGGTCGATACAGATCTGGCGTCTAAATACGGTTGAAGTGGTTGACTAGGAATATTGCGATTGTACGCCCTAGAATTCATTACATTTGCTCTCTGTGAGGCAGATCCATCATTAAAATCAAGTTCATTCATATTTATATATTTGATATATTTTAAATATTTAAATAATATTATTTCTTTATTCGTTAAATATATAAATAACAATGTTTTTTAATAAAGATCTTCATAAATTTCAACAACAGGCATTCAATATAATCACATTTCTATCTTTTGCCTTATATTTCATAATTGCATCAGGTCTCTCATCAAGTGCGCCTGAATATTTAGGTACATTACAAAGTTATACCAAGTTATATGTTAGTCTCTTTCTAATATTGCGTTTTAATCCATTTAGACGTGTAAAGTTTACTGAGTTGGACGCTAAGATTGCGTTTAGCGCCGGTATGTTCTTACTAACAACTACTGCGTTTGAAGGTATATTAAAATATTATCTAAATGAAATTGAATCGATCTTTAAATTTAATTAAAGAAACCTGATTTATTGTCTTTTATCTTTGGTATCATTGTTAGTTATTAGCGACGACAACTTCTTCAGAGTTCTATTTTTAACATATCTTGATCGGTGCGTTTGTGTTTTTATACACAATTCACGTCTGCCTGATTTGCTTCTTGTTAGTTTGTTGCGCCGATTAAAAAACACCTGAAGATGCTGTAGAATTTTCTTCGACAGTGCCTTGTCTACTGCGAGTTCGCTGGGCATTTTCTCTACATACATGTAGTTGTATCGTTTCATAAACGCAATAATATACTCCTTCATTGATGTAGGGTCATCAGAATTCAGCAACCCACTGGCGATAAAACGGTCAACAATGGTGACAAATGGTAGATCATGTTCGTACGCTTTTATATTAATATAATAGATCTTGTCGTGACTCATACCAGGATGATAAACGTCATCTAGGAAGCATATATCCGTTGTTTCAGGTATTTTGGTACATTTTAAAAGATCAGAATGCGTCTTGGCATTAGTAGTCCTACCGAGTTCAACTTGTTTGCCATTGACTTTATATGCGCCAATCACTTGATCAAATAACTTATAATTGATCTTGTCTTCAAAATAGGACTTAATTTGAACTGACCACTCATATGGTCCCTGATTGTTCGTATAAATCATTATTTTGTAGCAATGTTTCGTTTTTTTGCGCTGCTTTAAATAGGTTAGAATATTTATTATATTTGGTCTTAAAAACTCCGGATACAAATCCAGCGTTTTATTGAAGAATTCTTGGTTTATAATGAAATCAATATTATTAGTTTTTATATATCCTTTTAATGCATCCCAAAACATACCAAATTCTGAAAAATAACCTAGGGTTTCATCTAAATCAAATACCACTATTTTGGAATCGCAACTCATTAATATATAATGCGATATTAATAAATCAAAATTAAAATATCGGGTATTATTAATATATCCAATGTCTACTGAACTAACAACAGATGATTATAAAGATATTTTGACCTACTATAAAATGGAGATTCCCAAATCTAAACGTCTATTGAAAAAGCAGGCGGAAAACATTATGTCCGAAAAATTGTGTCGATGTATTAAAAAGGTTAAAGAAAAGAAAACACCGCCTATCACCGAAGGTCAGGCGATCGGCATTTGTAGTAAAACGATCTTTAATCGAAAAGGTTTCTCTCGAGGAAAGTTTAGATGCAAGAAAAATAGGACTGTGAAATTTAGACATACTAACAAATAAATATATCTGATTATTGTAGTTTATGACATCTACGTTGACTAATTATTACGATATTATTATTATTGGTTCTGGGATCGCTGGTCTTTATAGCGCTTATAATATTAAACAAATGTCACCAAATACCTCATTCATGGTCTTGGAAAAATACAAGAAACAGTGGATTGGTGGTCGCATGAGTAATGAGGAGTTTTATGGAACTACTGTTGTAACTGGTGCGGGTATTGGACGAAAAGAGAAGGATCATTTGTTAGTTGATTTGTTAAACCAGTTGCATATAAAATACAGTGAGTTTAACATTGATATGAACTACATTGTAGACAATAAGGTTTCAATTAGTCCAATTGTTAAAGATCTTCGCAGGGAATATAAAAGATGTGGAAATCCGGTTACAACATTCAAGAGTTTTGCCAAGTCCTATTTAGGTGCCAAATATTATAATGATTTTATTACTAATGTTGGATACACTGATTATGAAAATGAAGACGTTTATCAGACGCTTTATAAGTACGGTATGGATGATAATTCGGCAGGATGGACTGGACTCGATATTCCTTGGAAGCAATTGATACAAAAATTAGTACATACAATTGGTTCAAACCATGTGCGATCATCTAACAATGTTGTTAGTATTACACCGATTCAAACCGGCAAAATAAATGACAAAATAAATAGCAGATTCGAATTGCTTACTGAAAAGGGTACAAAATATTATTGTGGAAAGGTGATTATTGCAACAACAATTACTGGTATTCAAAAACTGCTCCCGCAATACAAGATCTACAATCATATTAAACCACAACCATTTTTACGACTGTATGCGAAATTTCCGAAGGCGTCTGCCGAAATAATGCGCCGTTTAGTACCAAAATATACAATTGTTTCTGGACCATTACAGAAGATAATACCTATTTCATTGGATAAAGGTGTTTATATGATCGCCTACTCGGATAATAATAATGCCTTGTTATTGAAAGACCATTTGGCAAATACTGCGAAGAATCGTGAATTCTTTTGTGACCTATTGAATAAGACTTTGAAACTACCTGATAACACGCTTCAAATAACTGCTCTTTTGAACTTTTATTGGCCTGTTGGCACCCATTATTATACACCTTTAGATCATACTTTGAGAGCAGAATTCATTGATAAGGCACAACATCCAATGCAAAATATGCTTGTTGTGGGGGAAGTGGTGGCGCCAAATCAGGGATGGACTGAAGGTGCATTGGATAGTGTTAAAAATGTACTAACAAAGCAGTGGATAAGCGCGTAGCGCGACTGTAACTGCGTAAAAAAGAATGACTAGAAGCGCGACTGTAACTGCGTAAAAGAATGACGTTGGTTGGTTTGTTAAGTTAAATAATTCAACTTAACAAATAATTTGATTTGATTTCATTTCATTTAAACAGCGTTTTGAAGAAACCATGATGCGCGATCTCTAAATTGACCAAAGTTCACTCCTAAAACTTGGGTGTAAAATCCATTGCCTACATTTATTCCATTTCTTTGGTAATAAGCGTAAATACGTCTAGTAGATCCGGCGCCAGCGCCACTAGATCCGTTGGCGAGCATTGATCCAAGGGTTCTGTAACCATTGGACGCGGATATTCTATAAGTTCTAATATTTCCGGTTCCTCCTCCCATTTATATTCTAACGCAATATAAAAATATATTTTAATTAATATTTACATTGATTTAACTAAATAAAATCCATGGTAACCAATTGCTGCCATACCAAGCATCAATAATATTTCAAAGAACTTTCGAGATGTATCTGTCTTATTGTAACCAATATATACTAACAAAGGACCAATAATTAAGGCGTGAATGTAATTAACCCAGGCGCTCTTGCCATCAATTGTCCTTTTGTACGCTAAATAAAAGTGGTACGCTATTAAAAATACACCTAAACCCAAAAGAATTGGATACATTATCTTAGGGATGTTAGTTGCTTCAATTCCTACATATAGGAATAATGGACCAACAAGGAATATATGGAATAATTGGATAATAGTATGTGCATTGAACTTCATTTATATAATTAACAAATATATTTCTTAATATAATATATATTTAAGATGAATTTAAAGACCTTTAAGTATTCAAACGTACAAAATAAAATGCACGGTGGCAGCAAATTGACGCATAAGGTTCATATTAAAAATGGTAAGGGTTACAAAAGTGTAACACATGTGAGACATGGTAAACGGGTTCATCATTCGAGGAAATCACTGTCTACTGTTGAAATGGGACTCATTAAAATGGGTAAATTCATTCCGGGATTATTTAAAGACGTGAGTAAGAAAACGAAGACACGTAAGCGTTAATGTTCTTCGTCTTCTTCGTCTTCTTCGTCTTCTTCGTCATCACTGTCTGATTCGCTTGAATCTGATTCATCTGCATCTTCACCCTGATCCTTTTTTGAATTTGAATTTGTATTTGCTCTAGTGTTCGTTTTAACTTGTTTCCTTACTTGTTTTTTCTCACTTTCCTCCTTTTCTAAGTGATCCAAAGCACTTATAATAACCATTTCTTGATTAGATAATTTTTGGAATATCAATACTTCGTCCGTTTTAAATGTGTAATGACGATGCATAAAATTCTTACATACAATAATTACACCATCATCTGTTATTTTCATGTCACAGATAATCCCACATTGATTTAGCGGCAAATTTTTTGGATCTGTAATCGGAATCCATTTAATAAAGGCGCCATGTTTGAGTTCATCAATTTCATCTATATATTTGTAACCCTTTAGTTTTCTCAAATAATTGATAAGAGTTTCCTTATCAAACATCAATTCCTTCAAAATCTTTAAATTTAGTTCCATTAGTTTTCTTGTTGTTAGATTCATTATGCTATCATTGTTAGTATTGTCTAACGCCTTTGTTAATTTATTTAGATCTAATTCTTGACTTTTATTTGGTTTTGACATAATTTATATATTTAAATAAGTTTAAATATTATTTAAATATATTATTAATAATTGTAATGTCAATTAAGAAATGGTTTGAATATATTTTTTGCTGCTCATGTTGTTTTAAACCAAAAACTATTTTGGATTTAAATAATGAATATAATGCAATGGATGATAATGACGTTACAGTGTCATTTAATTCAACACCACCTAAGGGCAGCGTTGACCGTGATAAAGGTTACAGTCTGAGTGATGAAATTACTTATAATGAAATATATAGGTAATTTTGTTAGGTGCAGTTGTTTACCATCCACCACCAAACGCCGATCCAAACGCGGATCCACCTCCAAATTCATTTGCTGCCATAACCCCTCCTCCATTACCAAATCCCTCTGTACCCGGTGTTGCCGCACCAACTAAAGGCGTATTATCTTGTTGGTACATGTTATTATAATCTTGTTGCGGTTGACTTATTTGCTGCGTAGGAAGTGTATTAATTGATGTAGTTCCAGGAGAAGACATCATTGGAATATTTACTACAGCGCTCTGTCCTTGCGAAATCGGTTGCGAAACCTTCACATTACCCTGACCTTTCTTTCCCTTCTTCTTGCTGTCCTTAGGACCTTCCCAAAGTTCCATTATTCTGTCAACAATAATGCTTACCTTTTCACCTAATTTGGTCTGGAGACTAAGAATAATTACCAACATCGCTAAAATCACGCTAGTAACATCAAAGTTAGCGTATTTTATACCACTGTATGTAGGAATAAATGTGATGATCCTATGAATAAGTAATATTCCTAGAAACATAACAAAAACTTGCCCAATAATTTCCGCTAAAAGTTCTACATTTCCCTTGTCATCATCTGCCTCGGGAACAAATCGCTGCATTGCTTTATTCAAGATGATAACCGGAAGGAGTGCAATTGCCGCATATTGAACAATATTCATTATATCATTTTTGGAATCATCGTTGAAATTGAATACGTGCTTAAAAAACCCCGGTTTTCCGTTTGTTGACTTTGATAATTCTTCTAAACTTTCCATATTCCTTATATAGGGTATAATAAGAAATAAAAAAGAAATAATATTTGTTAAAATTCTTAGTAAAGGATTTTAGTTAAAACAAGTTAAAAGTAAATTGTTATTTTTAAATTATAAATAACAATGAGCGAACATATTCTTCAGCAGCATTCTAGTTTGTCAGATTCTACAATTAGCACTAATACTGGTACTAATACTTGCAATAAAGAAGAGCAACAATACTTAGATATTATCAAAGATATTTTGTCCAGAGGTACTTGGGAGGAGGGTCGCAATGGGCGAACTAAGAGCATCTTTGGATCTTCAATGCGCTTCTCTTTAGCAGACGGCAAAATTCCAATTTTAACCACTAAGAAGACTGCTTGGAAGACTTGTTTAAAGGAATTATTGTGGTTTATTCGTGGCGACACTGATAATCAGTTACTAAAAGATCAAGGTGTCCATATTTGGGATGGCAATACGACTCGTGAGTTTCTGGACTCTCGTGGACTAAACCATTATCGTGAAGGTCTTATTGGTCCAGGATATGGATTCCAATGGAGACATTTTGGAGGCGACTATAATTCATCTACGGCAGGAGTTCTAGAAGGCGGTATAAAAGGCGTCGATCAATTACAACAAATAATTGATGCTCTAAAAGATCCAGCGCAGCGAACCAGTCGCCGCTTGATAATGACTGCGTGGAATCCTTGTCAATTGGACGAAATGGCGCTACCACCGTGCCACATTTTGTGCCAATTTAATGTCCATGACGGCAACAAATTGAGTTGTTCTATGTACCAGAGATCTGTCGACGTTGTGCTTGGGTTACCATTTAATATCGCATCATATTCGCTCTTGACACATCTTTTAGCAAAACACTGCGGACTAGAAGCGTATGAATTTGTTCATTTTATGGGTAATTGTCATTTATATGATAACGCAATAGACGCTGCTACATTACAAATTACAAGAGAACCTTATTCGTTTCCTACAGTATCAATTAAACAAGTTAGAGAGAATATTAATAATTACCAGGTTGATGATTTTGAAATCATTGGATATCAAAGTCATGACGCAATTAAAGTGGCGATGGTTGCTTAAAATCGTAGATGGTTGCTTAAAATCGTAGATGGTTGCTTAAAAATCGCACTTAGACACGTTGATTACGACGCTTCCTACAATATCTCCTCGTAGGTCCATGTGTGTATTTACACGAACTCTTTCTCACGCACGCAGTTCTCTTAACCTTTCGGCACTTTGACGTTTTCACACGTTGTCGATAAATTCCTCGATTTGGCGCTAAACGTCTGCTGACCACTCTTGGAGAATGATTGCTCGCTTCTCTTGGAGAATGATTGCTCGCTGCTAAATGCCTGCTTCCAAGTTGCTTATGTGGAGGAAATGTTTGCATTTCTACATCGCCTGATGTAGAAGAAGGTTTAATCTTTTTTGTGAACAGTCCCATTTATAATAAGTATCTAAAAATATATAATATGATAAGAAACGTTGGAATAAAATAAAATTGATTCTAGCATTGGATTATAATTGGGTTTTATTAGAATAATACTTAGTCTATATCAAAAATGATAAATGATGAAACCCTTAGTAAAATACGAGTTATATTTAATGAACAATTTAAATTGTTTATTAAAAATTTGAAACGCAATGTTGATTTATCAGATTTATTTTTACAAGAATTAGAACGTGTTATGCCTAAACAGAAAGAAATAAGAGAATATATAGAAAGTCATCAAAGCGAGTTTGATATGGAATGTGGAACTATAAGTACTAATAAATTTGAATCTCATCCAGACTTCTTTGCTATTATGATATGTATTATCATTCCAAATTTAGACTCGTATTCAAATTTTCAAGAAGTTTTGGACAGCAGTAACAAAGGTAAATGGAGTATATCTTTATATTCTTCTAATAATTTTGAAAGTGGTCTAGATGATTATGATGCCAATTCGTTTAAATGTGCGTGTAATCATTTGTGTAGTCCGGAAAACTTATTTATTATTAATAATATCACATCCAATCTAAATATATTAATAGGGAATGATTGTGCTCAAAAAACTGGATTTATAGAACCTGAAAAAATCAAAACAATGATGAACAATCGAGAAAATGATCCTAAATATGCTCGTTTTATTAATGATGCTAAAAAAAGGAATGAAAGGATTCATATCCAAAAAATGACCGAAGGGTTAGAACAGTGTGGCGAGAGTTTTGAAAATGTCAAACGAACATATAGTTATTACGGAGGCAATTACGATGAACATATTGTAAGCTTTATTAGCAAAAAAAGTGATTCAACAATTGATGATTTGATTGTTGAAAAATGCGATGCATGTGGCAATAAAACAAAAAAAAAATTATTCATAATAGATCATAGTGAAACAAGTGTATTGTGTGTTTGTCTTACGTGTTGTAAGACTTTAGACAAGTTTCCTGAAAAAACACAAGGCACTTGTGAAGATTGTGGCGCAAAACATCGTAACCGTTCAGATAATTATTGCGACTCGTGTCGTAATAAAAAATGGTGTATAAATTGCAGTAACCGGGAGTTTTGTGATATACATACTCATTGTTCCGACTGCAATAGAAAATACTTATTTTGTTCTGGATGTCACATTGCAAAAGTTTTTAAAAAAGGTTACAAATGCACATTATGTTTTCAAAAAATGAAAAAATGTTCATGTGGTTCAACCATATCCAATCCAAAGTATAAGAAATGTTTTAATTGTAAATAAAACACTTAAGTTTTGCTCCACTTTTTAAAAAAGTGGAAAGACGCGTAAAGTATTTAGAAACAATTTATTAATAATAATTATAATAAAATGAGCGCAAACCGATCTGTACAAGCAGCCCAACGCAGAAGAGCAGGAGGTCCTGAACCTGCTGCCCCTGGTAGAGGTCCCCAACCATCTATTAATTCATCGCAAATGTTCTCTGGTCAAGGACAACAGCAAATGCAACAACAGCAAATGCAACAACAGCAAATGAGACCTGGAACCACTGGACGTTTAGCAGGTCAGCAAGCACAACAACAGCAGATGCAGCAACAACAGATGCAGCAACAACAGCAAATGCAAGGTGGTAATAATGAAGGACTCGCTGGAATTAGTAAAATGACATTGGCGCAGGCAATTACTTTGATTACATTACGTTTAGGCAAAGTAGAGACACAAATGCATCATATTCAGCATGAATCTTTTAACAATAATGGCGCGTCATTTGCTTCTGGTGAAGGTGTTGAAGGTATGGAGAACATGGTTCTGGTTGACAAGACTTTGATGGATTCAATTATGTCTCGTTTGGAGTCGCTTGAGAAGCGAGCACCTGTCGCTGCTACTGGCGGATCTAGCGCTGATGTAACCTTGTTGAAGCAGCAATTCGACGCGATTAAACCGTCTATTGCTCAAAACACCAAGACTGCTACTGCTTTGACCAAGGATCAGAAGGATCACAAGCAGCAAATTGATGCTTTGAAGAACGAGTTATCGGAGACCAAGGCGCTGCTCAACGCACTCCAGACACTTTCCATGGACAACAGTCAAAAGATCTTTCAACTGATGTCTGGTGAAGTCGTTAATGGAGATGAAGTCAATGAGTTTACTGATGTAAATAATGATGATGAAGACGCAGATGCTTCCGATGATGTTGATGGTGAATCTGAGGAACTGGACATTACTGGTGCGAACCTGAAGGGTCTTATTGAGCAGGAACTTAACGCCTAAATAATTACCGACTAAATCATCCAAATATGTATAATATTTTACCCTAGTACAAATATTATATTTTCTTAATTCCAACTTAAAATCTTTGTTACAATTTACTCTAAAAATGTCTGCCGAATTGCCTAAATTACTATCTTCTATGTGTTATACGCACAACAACGTTGTTGTATTTGATTACGTCTATTTCAAGAGGATCGCTAATAAACAGACATATGATCTCATTGCGCAGACAATTGTTTGCAATATTGATACTATTTTGACACAGTATGATCAATTTGAATGCCATATTACCTTGAAAATGTTGACAGTCGGTGACGTTGACAAACACATGGGGTTCTGGATTCAAATGGCGGGGATTCTAAAACAGCGCTATCAGTCACAAATGTCCAAGTGTTATATTTATGATTTGCCTGCATTTTTTACCCAGTGCTACAAAGTGCTCTCGGTATTCATTGACAATGTTACTCAGGAGAAAATTGTTTTTCAACCTTTAATAACTGCGTGAAAAAGAAAGGTTAAACAAAATAATGTTACAGATTCATTGAGAAAATGGTATTATTATTTTGGTTGTTTATATATATGATAGCAGTTCTTAGTACAGTAATATTTCAGTTATCTTGTGTTGTATTATTTAGTTATTTATATTGGATTTATATTGATGATTTTGTACCAGCAAATACAAGTAATAAAAATAAAAACAAAAAAGGAGAATTTATAGATTGTTTTTATACAAGTATAACAATTCAAGCAGGTGTAGGATATAATGGTTTAGATCCAATATCAGATACGGCAAAGATGTTATTAATGGCTCAGCAATTTGTTATGATCTGTGCGAATGTAATAATATTCTACTTGGTTTCTAGTCATTTGTTAAATATTTATCGCCGTAAAAAATAAATATGGTTTAAATTGACTCCTTGCTTCTATTTCATATGTGCTAAACCTTTCTTTTTCACGCATATGAAATATAATTCGTCAAGAAAACATATTAAACCCTAATTCTTATTAATTATTATATTAATAATAATGAAACTCTCCATTGAAAACAAATCCAAGTTAGAAATGTTCGTTGCACTATTCCAGTTGCTCAAGAATTGGAGCAGTCAATTAAACCTCCAGTTCGAACCGGATCAACTCTATATCCAGACGATGGACAAGTCGCACATTTGCTTGTCCAATATTGTTATTAAAGCACCATGGTTTTCCGAATACTTTGTTGAAGAGGCGACCAATATTTCAGTCGATACCGGCAGTTTTGCGACCATGATGAACTACGCAGTAAAGCATAATAAGGTTGATATTATATTCAATGATTCTGATAAGTTGTTTATCAACCTTTTGAACAACGCACCAACTGGTACAAGTGGAACAGCAACTAATACAAATTTTGATCACTTCTTTGAACTGCCGCTCATGGATGTCGAGCAAGAGAACTTGTCGATCCCTTCCGTGGATTACGACGTGGAGTTTTCAATGGATTCCAAGAAGTTTAGTGATTTAATTTCGGAACTCATGGTATTTGGACCGAACCTCAATATTATGTGCACAGAGGATCTATTGGAGTTCAATTCGTCGGGTGATACAGGCAAATTGAAGGTGAATATTCCGATTGACAGTTTGAATGAGTTCGCCATTTCGGAGGGCGAACAATTGGACATTTCATATAGTTTAGCACATATTGGCAAGATGTGTTTGTCGACAAAGTTGGGCGGCGAAATTGGCGTCGGAATTAGTGCGGAGTATCCGATGTCACTAAAATACAGTTTAGGCGACGAGAGTACTGTTGCGTTTTTTATAGCGCCAAAGATTGCTGAATAAATAATTATATTTGGTTATTTTAATTAGATAATGTCAAAAGAAGAAGAACACCCAAGTAAACGTCCACGTTCAGGATCACTTAGTTCACTTAGTCAATCAGATGGATCCCAAGATCCGAATTCAGACAGTGAAGAATATCAAATAGGGTTGAGAACAACTCCAGCATCTAAACTATATCCGGAATTTCAAAATATAGACACATCTGGTTATGTTCGTCCACCAAAAACAGTTTTTAAGGATATGTTACCAGAAGAACGACGGGGGTTATTAGCGCGACAATTGTCTATTGATTCTAATGCAAGTACGTTAAACACTGAAGCACGACAAATACTTCTACCTGATCGATCAGAAAAACGCTCTAAAAATAATATAAATAAACGGCGAAAAATTTTGGAAGAAATTTCAAGACTAAAAGAAAAACATAGTGACAAATTTAATGAAAATATACCAAGTGTTGTTTTTAATGGAAGGGTGTTACAAAAATATTTTGAGGTGACTGACCCTTATGCAAAATTTGAACCAACATCAGATTCTTTTTCAACTGAGAGAAAACTTATTACAATTAGTGATGAATTATCTACATATTTAGCAGAGGAACTGTGGCGTGTAAACCCAGAAGACATAGAAGATAAATTTTTAGATTTACTTGGTATAGTAGATGATGGTACTGTACCAGATAAAAAAACATCATTTATTAGCAACGCATCTCCTATCAATAAAAGTGTAAAAATGAATGCTGTTGTTGGTGATAAAGCAGGTATATTTACAATTCCTAATTTAAAGTTTTTGGAAAAAAATAAACTTCTTGATAGTACTATTAAAAAAACAGTCAACAAGATAAATGAAAAAAGAAGTACAATTTGTGGAAGGACCCAAGTTTTTATAGATTCATGTACTAGTAAAATAAATGACATAGCATATAAAATTTGGTTATCTTTTATGGCAGTTGTTGCACCAGTAAGGGCATCTGAAACAGGTGGTCGGAGAACTAGACGCAACAAACGTAATAAACAGAACAAGTCAAAGAAAGGCAAACAAAGTAGCAAACGTACACTGCGAAGAAGAAGAACTAGTAAAAGAAGAAGGACACACAAGAAGTAAATTTGACTCCTCGCTCGTTGAAACTTTGCTCGTTGAAACTCTTCGTATAAACTTTAAAATTAATTTATTATTTTTATGTAACAATAATGTTAAAAATAATAATAGCGTTTTTCATCTTCTGTGTAATTCTTTTCTTCTACCTCCACATCCAGTTCCATCTTAAGACAAGTAATGAACTAGAGATCTACGAAATTGAGCAAGCGTCCAAAGACAAAATGGAGGAAATCTGTGACTTAAGGCAACCTGTATTATTCGACTGTGATGAGGACACCGAGAAAATCACCAAGACAACTAACAAGACCTACCTTTTGGAAAACTACCCCATATTTGAGGTCAAGGTTCGCGAGTCATTGGATAGCGAATCTACGCTGCTTCCATTGCCCCTACATATTGCGTCGAAATTGTTCCTACAGGACAAAAAGGCGTCCTACTTCAGTGAAGGCAACTCGGATTTCCTTGCGGAAACAGGCGCCTCGAAAAGTTTCTCATATAACGACGAATTCCTGAGACCATTTCTCGTCTCAAATTGTAACTACGATGTCATGATGGGGTCTGCTGGAGTCGAGACACCGCTGCGTTATGACATCAATTATAGGAATTACTTTTTAGTCACACAGGGATCTATCAAGGTGAAAATGATGCCGCCCAAAAGTGGCAAATATTTGTATCCTTTAAATGACTATGAGAACCTTGAGTTCCGATCGCCAGTTAATCCATGGAACCCGCAGACCAAATTCAGAGCAGATTTTGACAAGGTGAAGTGCCTTGAAATTGTATTGACGCCGGGCAAGTTTCTATTCATTCCTGCGTATTGGTGGTATTCATTCAAATTTGCCGAGAATACAAGTGTTAGTTGCTTCAATTATAGAACCTATATGAATAACATTGCGATCAGTCCTCATATTTTCATGTATGCTTTGCAGAACCAGAATGTGGAACGCAAAATTGCCAAGAAAATTGATATTAAAGAGTTGAATAATGAATCAACCAGTTTAGAATCAGAATCAGAATTAGAATCGAAACTAATCAATGAAATAAAAGGTAATGAATTAAACAGTAATGAAACTAATGAAAATGACATGGTTTTAAATGAAACCATAAAAGAACCATCAATTGAAACTATTAATAGTATCAACAACGAACTGAATGCAATGGGAACAATGGGAACAATAGGAACAATAGGTACAATAGGAACAGATGTAACAAATATATCTTAAGTGTTTAAAAGGCGGAAGGATGGGACATTAAAAACATAAAACTAGTAACAAAACAAGGCAATATATGTTCAAAAAATAGATGCACAAATGTAGTAGTATAATAGCACATAGTTCTTGCTTCAGTATTTGGATGTGTGTATTCTAGTGAAAAATAAGAATAGTTTGTTTGATATTTATCATTTTTATTTATATTTAGTATTTGATAATATGTAATTATCGAATTAAATATATATGCTAAAACCATCAGTACTGCTGTAACATACCATAATTTTCTGTATTTATCTTCAAATAATATATGTACGTAATGAAAGGTAAAAACTATAAACAAGGTTATCACAAATATCATATCAATAATTTTTACTATTCCAGATATTGTTTGTTTATGCCAATGCAAAATAGATGTTATAAATACACTAAAACATAGAAGAGATAATAAATAATATTGATATTTATAGGTAATCAAACTAACACCAAAATAAAAAAAAGCAGTTATTATACCCCATTTTGAAACGTCTTCTGGTATAATCAATTCTTCATTCATAATTATATTGTATATATTTACAGTATATAAATATCTTATTTATAAAATATTTAAAGAGTTTTAAGTATATTATATAACATCTAAATACAGATCAAATAAACATGTTGTATAAAATAATTGTATCTGATCGTAATTATAAACAATCGTTTGTAACTGAGGTTAATGACCAAAATGCTCCCATAAATATTGATATTGTTCCTGAAACACATAAACTGTTTTCAAATGACATATTTGAATACAATGCCGAGTCAGGTAATGTCAATATTATTCATAGTTCTATTAGAAATGTGGATAATATACCCGCTGTTTTGGTTCTTACTGGCAATAAGACCTATGGTCGGCACCCAAATAATAACAAATTGCTTTATAAATGCATTCCAGATGACATAAGTTTGCCACCGTTTTTGGTACCATATGAAATCAAAAATATGGGGTTTTCCAAAGTATTCGTCAATCAATATGTAACAATACAATTTACAAATTGGGACAGCAAACATCCAGTCGGGGTCTTGTCAAGCGTAATTGGTCCTGTTTCTGAACCCGAGAACTTTTACGAATATCAACTGTTTTGCAAGGGTTTAAATATTTCTTTAACTAAATTCAGCAAGTCACTCAATAGCAGTCTGCTTAAAATGGCAGTCAATAAAGAGTCCTTTACCAAAGATCTATTGTCCAGCAAAGACAAGAATTCACAAATTGATGACCGCACCGAATGGCAAGTTTTCACAATTGACCCTGAAGGATCACTTGATTTTGATGACGCATTCAGTATAAAAGTACTCGATAATGGTAACACATTTGTCAGTATATATATCGCCCATGCGCCTCTGTGCCTGGATCGCCTAAATCTCTGGTCCAACTTAACCAAACGCACCTCCACGATCTACTTGCCCGACAAAAAACGCCCCATGTTGCCGCCACTATTGTCCGATTGCCTGTGCTCTTTACAGTCCGGTGCGCCACGATTTGCTTTTACTTTGGATCTCGAAATTAACCCGACTGGCGAAATTGTGTATAAAACCTTCTGTAACACCATTATTAAAGTATTCAAGAATTTTGTCTACGAAGAACGCTCTCTTATTAGACATCCGCTATATAAATCGTTGTTAGATGTTGTTCTACAAATGGTTACCAAACATCCGTATATTAAACATATCGGCGACAGTCATGACGTAGTTTGCTACTTGATGATTTTAATGAATCATTTGGCGGCGCAGGAGATGTTGAAAAACCATGTGGGGATCTTTAGAGCAACAAGTGAAAGGGAAACAAGTGAAAGGGAAACAAGTGAAAGGGAAACAAGTGAAAAGGAGACAAGTCTTCCAGATAATAAAGACGATCTGCCAACTGATGTCTTGCAATTCATCAACATATGGCAGACCACAAGCGGCAAATATATAAACATTAACCAAGACTCATCATCTAGAACTACTCATTCAATTCTTGGTCTAGATGCATACATCCACATTACGTCTCCTATTCGACGCCTGGTTGACATACTAAATATGATTAAGTTTCAAGAATTGATCGGTTTTAAGTTGTCTGATGCGGCGCTCGAATTTTACAATAGGTGGATCAAAGAAATGGATTATATTAATAATAGTATGAAGATGACCAAGCGCGTTCAAAACGACTGTAATTTACTTCACATGTGCCACGTGGATCCAAATATTTTAGATAAGACTTTTGACGGTTATTGCTTCGACGAAAAGGGTTATCAAAATGACTTGTTCAAATATAATGTTTATTTACCCGAATTGAAAACAACTGGGATTGTTATTTGTACAAAAATAACGCAATATTCAAAACAAAAATTTAGACTATTTGTCTTCAATAATGAGGAAAAGATGAAAAAGAAGATCCGATTACAATTAGTTTAGAATGATTTATTGTATTGAATTATATTATAATGACCACAAAAAGGAAAAGAGGATCAAGACGCTTTATACAAAGAAAGCGACGAAGAACTATGCGAACTAACAGACGCAGTAAAAAAGGTGGATGAGGGTTTACAGCAAGTGCAAATCGCACAGTTGATGACCTATTTGGACCAAATTCGAATTCGAATTATGTTTATGACTCAAAATCTAAATCTAAAATGGTCGGCGGATGATGTCCACCTACAACTTACCCTTAATTGTTGTTAAGTTAAGGGTAAAATAGTTAAGTTTAATGTACTACCATTTCTGAGGAATGACGTTTTATTTACTACGTTTAAAAAAAATCATATTTAAAACCGATAATATCAGAATAAAAATGGCAAAATTGTATATTATTTGACTCATGATGTTAAATAATATATAGCATGTATTCATGTATTTTTTTCAATTATAACTTCCTTCGCAATATTTCTTATTATTTTATCATAGTTTTTATTCATTTCTTCTTGTGATCCACCTGACATTGAATTAGACACAATTTTCAAATACACATCATTTTGTTTCGACTGCGGATCTAGGCAACACGGATGCTCCTCTCGCCAAACTGGGATCTGTCTAATATTTTTATTTGCGACCTGTTTGATCGCCGATTTGAATATGGGCGTTGTATCATCCTCCTTTGTCCATTTATCTTCATTCTTAACATACAACACTTCCCGCTTCAAATCGCTACAATGAATTGGACGCTTGACAATATCTAGATCCTTCAAGTTCTTTATGAGTATTCGAGAGACTCCTTCGACGTACCCTAGATGCCCAAAGTTCTCCAAGTCTGTCAATTGCATCTTGATATTGTCGACAAAATCGGTTATATTAATCGCGTCTTTACATGTCTCGTTTAAAAACAGATTTAAGTTGAATGAATTATTGACATTGTTGCAATTGTTGTTGTTGTTAATTATATTGTTAGTACCGTGATCCTTCTTCACTAGTTCCATAATGAGTCCCTTGAACTCTTGGTTCTCTTTTATTAGGTATTCGATCAGATTATCCTTTTCCAATAAGTTGTTCTTAATTTTGGTTTCTATTTCTAATTCGATTTTGGTCTCAAGTTTAGACTCAAGTTTGGACTCAAGATCTGACTCTATTTTAAATAATTCATTACATTTCTGACTGTGTTTCCATAAGCCACTGTTTGTTACAAATTGAAGGCCGCAGTTGTCGCAGACAAAATTTGCTACTTTTGCTACTTTTTGACCCATTTTTGCTACTTTTTGATTTCCATTGTGACTGGAAAGATGTTTTGCTGTGGTCATGTGTTTTGTATAGTTAAATTTCTTGCTAGTAGAATAGTCACACTTTGAACAGTAGTATTCTGGGTTAATTTTGTGTTTGCCTAAAATTTCCATTATTTCCTATACTATGGAAATATTAAAAAGTAGCAACTTTTGACGGAAAAAGTGGAAAAATTAGCGTCTCATTTTTTTCTCACAAAAAAAATAATTGTGACTGTTACCGTCAAAATCGCAAAAATGGGTCATTTTAAAACTTTTTTTGGGTTTTCATTTTTGGACATTTTTAAAAATGTCCATTTTTCATTTTCCTTTTGGCTTTTTGGAAAAAAGTTGTTATTGAGAAAATGCATGAAAATATAGGGTGTGTTTTTGTGATGATATATGGTCAGGAAATTTTATAACCGTTTTTAGCACATTTTAGTGAATTTTGGATCTATTTTGGCGCAAAATTAGGACCTTCAAAATGAATTTTGGATAATTCTTGATAATTCATGTCTATTACTAGGTTTGTAAAATATAAAATATTTTAGGATGATTTATATTTTAGTTAAAGTTTGATTTTAAAGTTTGATTTTTATATATTATATAGTTTAATAGTATAATGAGCAGTTCAGATCCACCAAGTGAAGATCCAAATAAACCACCAGGTAAAAATCCAAATAAAGATAATAACCCGGGCAAAAAACAAAAAACTAACAGTAAAACAGCAAATACTTCAAATGAAGAAGCAGAAGAAGCAGAAGTAGCAGAAGTAACAGCATCATCATCGTTGCCATCATCGTCAGCATCATCATCATCAGCATCATCGTTGCCATCATCAGAAAAAGGCATAGGTAGCAAACGTGGTTCTGATTTAATATCAAAAAATTTAAAGTACAGTGTCAGAAAGGGTAATTACCAAGACCAAGGAGAAATTGATGTACCTCTAGACGCAACGTCATCATCCTCATCATCATCATCGTCAAGGTTATCATCACGATCATCGTCACCAAGGTCACCATCATCAATCTCAACAACAGCATCAGTAACAGGCGTTTTGGGTGATCTTACGTCATCATCGTCACCAAGGTCATCATCATCACCGTCATCGTCACCGTCATCGTCGCCAAGGTCACCATCGTCAATTTCAACAACAGGTGAAGACGAAGAAGCAGTAGGAACAAGAAGAGGTCCAATTGATGAAAGTGCCCTTTTTGCAGTCGATTCTAGTTCTGGTGAAGACGAAGACGAAGACGAAGACGAAGACGAAGAAGCAGGTCCAATTGATGAAAATTCACCGGTCACTAAAAATAAGTCAAAAGTAACTGCAGTAAAGACTTCAAAACCAATTATTGGAAAAATGGGACAAAAAACGGGACAAACGGGACAAAAAACGGGACAACAACTGGGACAAAACCGCAGACGTAGTATATCCGAGTCAGATTCGGATGAAGAAGATTTAGATTTAGGTTTAGGTTCAGGTTTATCAGCATCAGCATCCGCATACAGATCTTCGCGAAGCGGTTCACTTGATGAGGGTCAAGAAGACAATTGTCCAGAAGAATTAGAAGAATGTAACCGTCAATTAGAACTACTAAGGCAGCAAAATATAGAGTTAACAAGTGATAACACTGCAAAAGATATGTTAATAGTACAAACTCAAGGAGAAATAACTTCTAGAGAACAAATAATTGCCGGACTTAACGCTCAAATTATGGCGTTAAGCGCTGAAAAAAACACAGCAGAAGGTTCAAGTGCTAGATGTCAAGATGAATTGCGACAATGTAACAACGAGAAACAAATCTTGGAAAATAACTTGAAAGATATAAGGGGACAATTAGAAATTTGTAACAGAGAGTCCAACGCATGTACCGATAATTTAGAAAAAAAAACAAGGGAAGTTAGTGATCTAACAAAACAATTAATTTCAAAAACAGGAGAATATGATAGATTGGTAAATGATAAAGCAAAGGTAGACTCTGCTATTCAAGCGCAAAGTGATCGTATGAAAGGATTGGAAACAGACTTACAACAAGTTGATTTACTAATTGTAGAATTACAAGAACAAATGCAGCAGCAAGGGCAAATGCAGCAGCAAGGACAATTACAAGGTACTAATGCGGAAAAATTTAAACAAATACATGATCAATTAACAACAGATTTAAATACATTAAAAAAAGACCAAACAACCATTTTAACAGCTCTTACTAACTTGAACGAGGTGAGTAGGGGTCTACAGAAACATAAAGAAGATTGTGATGAACAACTTAAACAAAAGGAATTAGAACTTAAGGCAATTTCGGATCAGTTGTTCAAAAGTAGCGAAGATCTAGAGGAAATACAGAGAAAACTAACTGCTTGTGAAGATGAAAAGATGCGGTTAACAACAGAGAACAGTGAACTTGATTTTAAATATAAACAAATTAAAAGTAATATTGACAAACTAACCAAAGAGAAAGAAGCAGTTTATCAAGAATTCAAAGAATTTGTTGATAAAATCGCAACAGACTTGGAAATACCATTGGAAATACCATCAAATATGGGAAAAATGGACGTAGAAAAAACAGCAGCAACAGCATCAGGAATAGGAGGACCAGCAGTATACGTGTCTCCAGAAAGTGATATAACACCTTTTGGTTTTTACGCTCCACAAATGCTTCAGGGTAATCAGCAGTTTAATACTATGGTTACTTCTATAATAAGTACAGTAGAAGCAACAAATATGACATCCATTATTACAGATGCAAAAATGGATAATTATAAGAAAGAGTATGACGCTCCTGATGCAAGAAGGTATTATTCTGTAGTATCTCCCAAAAGCACATTTACATATTTTACTATAACAGATCCATTATTAATAGATATTTTTAGGTCGAATAATAAGTACCTAAAGTGGCGTGATAAAATTGAAATGGGAATTGCTGGAAATTTATCAATATCAAATTTAACGCAATATGCTTTAGAAAATGCTATTATTGTATTGAGAAGTGATGATTTTATGTTGTGGTTTCCTAGTTCAACCTATCCTTTTACTAAAGCATTTAGAGATAATTATGATGACATGTTTAGTAAATCATTTTTAACAGAAGCAAACCGAGAAACGTTAAATAGTCCAGCGTGTAATCAATTAACATATTTTTTATTTAGTGCTTTAATAGAACTGTTATATGCAGTTCAACAATTTGCACTGGCGGACGATGTGGATCCTAACATTATGATTTATAAGACAGTTATTGCATTTGTAGTATTTACAAGTGATGAGTTTTCAGTTAAAAGCAGTTTAGATGTATCAATTTCGAGTGGATCAACTGAATTAGTCAAATGTAATAATACTAAATTAATAACCTATAATACAGAAGATAGGTCAGCAGCAAATGACGCTAAATACATATCAGTTCTTACAAAAATGACATATAGAGTTGGCGAAGTTACAGGAATGTCAGGCGTAACAACTCGTGGATATAATAAAAAAATTATGTTTTACCAAGATGATACAAGTATTGGCGGGTTTATACTTGTATTAAAAACAGTAGAGACTGAATATGAAACGGCAAGAAAGTCAAACGACCAATTACAATTCGACCAATTACAATTCGACCAGTATGTGGCATCAGTTGCTTCTGAAACTGGAGGAGGAGGAGGAGGTGGTAAATATATAGAAATATTTAAAGTATATCAAGCAATGAACCAAAGTTTTGGAGGAACAGGTAATAACGCTCAGGAAGTTGGTAATAATTATAGTTTAGAAAGGATATATGATGATAGGGCAACTGGTCCGGATTGGGGGATAAATTCTCAATTATCAAGAAGATTTATCAAAATGTTGGACACAAAATTGTCAATAAATGGTAACACAAAAAGAATTTGGAGTTGGTTGAGATTTATTGGATTAGAAAAAAACCCAGATGGTTTTGATACTAGTATGGAAAAATATTCAAAAATTTCAAGATTATTTTTAAACTATCATGTTTCTCTTGGTCTTCTTAGTCCAAAAAACGTAACCAAAAATACGATGGATTTCAAAAGACATGATTACGAACATTTTCCAATAGCAGGATTGTTCTTATTATCATTGTTTATTATGTCAAAAATATTGTCATTTTTAAACGTACCGGTAACTACAACAAATTGTTATACATTTGATTATAAAACTCAGTTAAGTATACTAGATGAAAGAAAACAAGAATTATTAATTAAAGAAATACAAGTTGGTTTAACAGACGCTGAAATAAGAGAGTTTGATGCATTGTGGACTGAAATAACAGAAAATAAAACTGTTTTATTTGATACATATAAAAGGACATTAATTGACCTCATTAACCCAAAAAAATTTTATTGCGGTCTTCATCCTAGTTTACTGCCGGTACCAGGTGGGACTGTCGACAAACCTGTCATACCTTTACCAATTATAAAAAAAATTTTTGCATTATATGTGTTTATGGGTTCAAAAAAATCAGATGATTATGAAAAAAGTGAGTATCGAAAAGACATGCATGTTTATGGTATAGCGATGAGTAATTCAAATAGAGTTTTTTTGGCAACTAAAAATAAATTGTTTAGAGATACAAAGGAAACAGCAAATGATAAAACAAATGCAACACTTATAGAAAGTTTATTAAAAATGAATATTATATTGACAGATGTTATTATACCTCCAGGAACTAGTGGAACAGTTGATTTTGTAAAACACAAGTCTTTGACTACAACACCTGGGGTAACCGTTTTGCAACAACCAGTCGATGAAGCAGATTCAGCATCTGTGAGTGAAGATCCTAGATACGCTAATGTAGTATATCGTCTAGGTTGTATGGAATTATTCTTAAATCAGAGACAAATTTGTACAACTTGTAGTGGAAGAAATAAAACGTCTGATCCTTTTCAAATAAATGTTGCATTTGAAACTAGTTTTTTATACGGAACAAATTTATTATATTTAGAACCTAAAAATATTGATATTACTTCTAAAAACGCTGAAGAAATATTTGAGATGTTGAGGACATTTAAAACAAATAATCCGGATGTCAAAGAACTTGAAACACTAATGGGATCAAACCCAAGTTCTAGTTCTGGTTCTAGTTCTGGTGTTTTGGGAGGCGTTAAACAAGAATTTTATAGAATATGTCTGAGTAAAATATCTATGTTTTCTGATTATTTTGATAAATATAAGTCTACTTATGTAGCAATTGCAAGTGGTAAAAACAAAGGTAAATTAAAAGAAGTTAAAAATTCTTTATTCACTGAGAATGGAGTTGCTGATAAATGTAAATCAATAATACTAGATGAAACAAAGAAATTGGTTCTTGAAATTCAGGGTGCATATGATATTAATATTAAAACGCAAACAGGTTCCGAAAATAGGTTAATTGATACATCAATTATTACTACTATAGGAAACATATTTAGTGCTTTATATGGTTCTTTAACTTTTTATACATCTCCTGATACCTTAGTCGAAAAAATAACTGTTCCAGTTTCGAATACTGGTAATGTCGAATTCGCAGTAACTGGTAAGCGTCTTCAACGTATGAACACGATAGAAAGTATGAGTAATGATGGTATACCGTTAGATAAAAACGAAATCATACCAAAAATTGTACAGGAGGTAAAAACCAGAAGCACATTAAAATCAGTTAAGTTGACTGTTCCATTGAGTAATGTGAAATTTGATGTTATTGACTCAACAGGACGTAATGCAGGTATGACTTTGGGAATGGCGGGTGGTAAAATAGTTGATTCACAAAATAAAAACAAAGCAACACGAGATTTGAAAAGTAATGATAAATATAGTAAAAATAGATCAAGAAAGAAGCGCTAATAAAATAATACATAAATCAAGACATTGTATGTATTATTTAAACAATTTTCTAAAGAACCGTAATACAATTATTGTGAATCCGATCATGCCAAAAACTTTCTGAAAAAGTATTACATCTTTTTCTATTACATTTAAATGATCGCTTGGCGTTGGTAGCAAAAACTGCGCCTTCGTACTCAAAATAAAGTATTCACCAAATGGCATCTTGTCTGTCGCTACAAAAAAATAGATAAGACCAAATATTATAATACATGTGCTATTAAATGCAACAGATCTTAAAACAGTTTTTAATATATTGATGACAATGGAATGAAATTGAAATGATATCATTTATATTTAATATTTAATATTATTTTTATTAACCCAATAGAATTGTTGCAGCCAACTTGGAAGTTACTAAATATTCGTCCGCGTTTGACGCCGGGCGTCTATCCTCGAAATAACCGCATCCCGCCGCGGCAGTTCTGGATCCGATGCGTACTGACGCCGTCCTGTCTGCTTGTCCACTAGTAAATTTTTTGTAACTAGACGTCTCATGTTTGCCAGTTAAACGCAGTTCATTGTCCTTACCATAAACCTTAATATGGTCGTCATGCGCTGCTTCTAACCTCTGAATGGCTTCATGTATTGCCGAAATACCACCAGGTGCTCGCATCATCTTGGTCGAACAATTGACGTGTTTTCCCTGACCATTTTTGTCGGGAATTGGTTTCGGATGCCAATTAATAAATATACCATGTCTAAACGCAACACGCTCCAATATATACCGCGCCACAATTGATTGATCCGCGACGTCAATGCCTTTGCCGAAAATCTGATATTCCCATTGACCGACTACAACCTCGGAATTGTAACCGTCGTAACCGATTCCGGCGTCCAAACATAACATCATGTGCTCTTCTACAACATTATGACCAAGTGCTGTTATAGAGCAGTAGTTTATTTTATTATTGAAAATAGCGTTAGGAATAGGAGTAGCGCTAATGGTTGTTAATGGGCGCCCAGATGCTCTGCTAAACATCATATACTCGAATTCAATTCCGAACCAGATATCTTGATCAATTACGGCGTCATTACTAAAGATTTCGGTCGCATCATGGCGAGTGTTGCTTTTAAGTGGGGTTCCATCCGGAGTGTAAGTAGAGCATAGAACAATGAAACTTTGCGACTCTTTGATAAATGGGTTTTTATATAGAGCACAAGGTTTCAATATTGCTTCGGATGACTCGGTGGTCGCCTGCCGTGTAGAACTAGCGTCATAATCCCAATCAGGAATTTCTTTGTAGTCTATATAGTCGCCACTTCTATTCTGTACTAATTGCCTAGCAGAAAGAATGCGTGTCTTACTGAAGATTTCATTGTCTAGACCCAACCAGACATATTCAACTATTATGTTTTTGCTTTTAGAAACGGCGTATTGCATTGTGTATAAAATATTATACATTGATTTAATAAATCATTTTTAAATCAATTTTTTGTAAATGTTTTTTTAAGCATCTTTGATGCGAAATATTTTAGTCGTTCCTTATACATACAGGGACTGATTCGTCGCTACAAACTTCAGCGTTAACTCAGGGATTTGCTTCAGTTTATGTAAGAACTCCACGTCACCTAATAGTTCTGCAATGCGTTCCATTTCGGACGCAATGTTATTGATCTTTAACAGCGCCTTGACAAAGTCACCCAAGAAGATCTCCTTTTCTAAACCAATTCTATCCAAAAGCACTTTACAATCGAGTTCATCTGTGCAAGATGACCATTCAACAACGTAATCAATGAGGTCAAAATGAATGTTATAATCAATTCCTGTGTTGATATTCTCTTGAATCTCTAATTCCTTCTTTTCTTCGTACATGTTCGAAACTTCCTTAATGAATTTCTTTATATCGCTGTCGTCAGAATTCAAAGTGTACTCCATTAAGTTATCAGGTACAGAAACATTGGTAAAGCAACTGAATAATGCGATCAAATCTAAAACGTCGAATTGTTGTAACCTTTTGGATTCGAGAAGGTCTGCAAATATGAGGCAATGGACCTCACGAATAGATGACGCAATCTTGCCTTTTAAGGTGAGACGTTCTTCTTCTACTGTTGTTTCACTTACCACTGTTGTGTCTGTTATTGTTGATTCTATTTTGTCATCAAATACAGTAGCATCTACTGTTACTTCGTTTACTATAGTTTTATTTGTTAAAGTTACTAAAAATCCCTCTTCTCTCAACCAATACAACACGTTTTTCACATCATTGTTGATATAGTTCTTTAGTCCTTCATGCTGTTTGTTCAATTGTGTCAACTCCGAAACCTTATCGACATATTTTTGTATTGTTACGATATCTTGATCTACAGTTTTGTGTTCATCTTTGATCTTCTGTATTTCCTTTTCCATTTCCTTGCGTTTCTTATTGGCGTATTTGTCCTTGTTCCTTTGTAGATCCAAGTAGTGTTCAACTGTATCTCGAGGGGTTCGCATTGTGTCAATAGATAAATTAAGACGATCTACTTCTTGTTTACACTTGTCGATTTCAGTTGAAACATGTTTCATTTGACCTGTCAAATCGTCTGTAATCATACTTCGTTTGGCGAAGCAAGTGTAGTCGGTCTCTCCAATATCAATCAAATTCAGAAGCAAATTATAAGAAATCTTGAACTTAGATTTGAGTACTTGGGGTTTACCGTTCATCATTGTCTTGTATGCAATAACATTGGTGTCACGAAACAGGTTGTTCAGATGGATCACATGACCGACTGTGTCTAGTCCAAGACGCCCTGCTCTACCTGCTGCCTGGGTGTACTCATGCGCTTGTAATACACGCATACAAGTGCCGTCGTGTTTATAGATGTCTGTGAATATACATGTTTTGACCGGTAAATTGAGACCAATGGCGACCGATTCTGTCGCAAAAAGCAACTTGATACAACCTTTGGCAAACAATATTTCCACCATTTCTTTGAATATAGGTGTCATACCCGAATGGTGAATTGCTATACCTTTGCGCAGCAATGTGACCAAATTAAAATACTCAGGTAAATTCATGTATTCCTTGAAATTTGGCAACTTCCTGATAATTTGCTCACACTCGCGATCAATTGTATAAGACACTTTGCTGTCGAACTCGAGTAAATTGGTTGTTACTTCATGAGCGCAAATCTCCAATTGCTTTCTCGAAAAGACGTAGCAAATTGCAGGTAACATTTCTTTCTCGACCAGATGTTCAGCGATCTTGTTTAGAACTTGTTGGCGCTTCACTCGGATACCATTGTCGTCGAATTGTTTCAGCATTTTACTCATCATTGAGTAATTTTGTTCGTTGAAGACGCCAGTTGCGTCCTGGATGACGAAAGGTTTATCGATGGTGCGTTTGACTTCTTCCTGTGTAGACTTGTCCTTGAATACCTTGCCAACACCGGTTGCCGTAATAAATCCGTAGTGGGTTAAGGGCACAGATCGAATCAGTTTGTTAGTTAGATAGACAGTCTTTTCTAAAGGAACATTCTCTTTATTTTCATTTTCGCCTCTGTTCTCCAACCATGACGCAAATTTCTCAGGTTTATCTAAAGTTGCCGATAGACCGACAATTTGGATGTGTTTGGGTAGCATTAGAATACTGTTTTCCCACACATGCCCTCTGCTAGGATCGCCAATCATGTGAATTTCATCGAATACAACGCATCCTAATTCATTTTCAATATCCATTTCAAATGAGGTGCTCGTATTTTTAATAATTGTTCCACTTTTGTCTTTATTTAAGAGGACTTCAGTTCTTCTACTTTTAAGTTGGTAGAGTTTATTTAACAGGATTTCAGTAGTCATGATTAGAACATCTGCATCCGGGTTACATTTAATATCGCCGGTAATAAGACCTACACTAATATGCTCATATTTTGTAGAAAAATCGTCGAATTTTTGATTGGATAGCGCCTTGATTGGTGAGCAATAGATCACCTTCTTTCCTTGTTTTACAAAGAAATCCAAAGAGAATTCAGCAGGTAATGACTTCCCGCTACCAGTTGGCGCCGTTACGAGTACATGCTGTCCCTCTACAATTCCCTCGATCGCCCATTTTTGAAAAATGTGGAGCGGATATTTAAACTTGTCAAAGTGTTCCTTATACTTCTCTTCATTTTCAGAAGGATAATTATTGATGTCGCAAATTTTAACCATTTTATTTGTTTAATATGTTATACTACATATATGTAGGTAGATGTTTCTATATTGTTTTTAAAT